TATTAGATACCATAATTGGTTTACCTTTTCTGTTTGGATTTGGATCCTTTTTTCTTTTCCTAGCTACAAGTTTAGCACGTTCTGACTTAGATAGCTTATTTGCTTTACTCCTTGGTATACATTTAGGCTTACCCTCAGCTTTCTTTCTACCACCGCATGAGCCTTTTATAGATCCATCAGCCCCCAATCTTACCCAATCTTCATCAAGCCAACTTTGTAACTGCCCTTTGCTCATCTTAATCTATCCGGCATAACTATACCTTGGCCTCGTATAGGACCACCAAACCTTTTACCTTTTCGTTTACCACCTTTAGCTTTTTTTGCATAATTTGGATCTTTACAATATTTGGAGGCAGCTAAATTGGCATAAGCGCTGGGATAAACATCAAAAGTTCTTTTAGCCCAGGCTTTACCCTCTGGACATATTTTACCTTTACTCTTTGCTTTCTTCGCCATAATTTAATCCGTCTAAATGATAGTTTAAAGTAAGTTCCTCACCTTTTTCAATCTTTCTAGCAGTAAAAACATTATATACCCTATAATCATCCCAATCTAATTCTTCTGTTAAAAAACAATTAGCATCATCTGAATGATTTAAAAAACCGCCTATAGAAGTTCTTACATAACCTGTTATTATTGGTACTTTGATATGCGACATACCTAAATCAAAATCTGCATTAATAGTTTCAATTGCAAATAAACCATGGCCTTCTATAGTACTTTTTTGCACCTCTACGCAATCAGGTAGTGGCTTATAATAAAATTTATTGTAAACAGGATACATTATTTAATTCTGCCGTGTTTTTTTCTAATAGCGTCCTTGCCACGTCTAAATATTTCTGCTTGCCTTGGTTTACCGCCATACTTAGACCTTTGTTCACCTACTGTTAATATTTGTATTAACCTAGCAAACGGTTTTCTTGTTTTTTTTACTTTTGCAACCGTATCTTTAGCATCTTGGATCGTTGCGTATTTAATAGATACGGTATCTTTAGGATTTTCGTCTGTATACAGGCGGCGACCTGAGCCTTTTGGTTTTTTACCTGTACCTACTTTAGGATCTCTTCTTTTTTTTGCTGGCATTTCTAGCCTTTTTTGTTTGTGCTACTATCTTTTCTAGCACTTTAACTTGAGCTGCATGAGACTTAGAGGCTTTTTCAAGGCCTTTTATTAATTTATCTAATTCTTTAGTGTAATGATAACTCAACAGTCCCAATCCCTTCTTGCCCAATAATTTGCTTTCATTCTGTCATTACCTAGTTTTTCACTCCGTTTACAGTATGACCTTTTTCTTTTTGGATCATTCTTATGCATACCCAATTTAGCATCTCCAAAAGCAATTCGCTTTATTTTTCCCGTAGATGGATTTTTAACAAAAACTTCTTTACGTTTTTTACCATATCCAGGGCTACCCTTTCGGATAGCCCTAGGTCTATTAAGTGTTACAGTCTTGCCTTTGTACTCTGCCATTCATTAATAATTTTTATTCAAAACTAAAATAATAGAATAAGCATCACCGCTAGAGTGTCCAACCGTAGTAAAGTCTATGTCACCAGTCACGCCTGAGCCAGCATTATTAGGTATACCAGAAAACAAATCGTAATATTCATCTCCAGTACTATCTGCTGGTAATGGCATAGCTAAAACATTTGATGTAGCATCAAATTCTATGTTTACTCGCATACCAACGCAAGCCCAATAAATACGAGCTATTGAAACACTGGTGCAAGATTCACCTGCTTTATTAGCATTTAAAGCTGAAACATCAACCTTTTTGACTGCGGACTCACCTGTACCATCTGATACATTAGTAAACTTTAATACTGCGACTCTCTCACCATCTTGGATAGTTTGTGAAGTTACTGTATCTGCCATAGTTGCCTCCTCTTATTAAGCGTCAGCAAATGGAGTTACTATAGTGCCTGATCCCAAAACTATACCCTCTATAGCATACTTAGCACTAGCTATAGCAGTACATCTAACTATACTACCTGCTAATCCACCTTTTGTGGAACCGTTCATAGTTAATACATCATTTGAAGAGCCTGAAATAAAAACTTTACCTGATGCATTGTCTTTACCAATATAAACACCACCTACAAATTTATCTGTTCCATCAGATTTAATATCCAAATCAGTAGCTGCGGTTACAACAACAAAAGTAAAGGTTGCACCTAGATTATTTAATTGATTAGGATCATCGTCCCTTCCTGGTGCTGTAGCTACAATACTTGGTAAAGTAAATTTACCGTCAGCATCATTACAAAGTAAGACCTTACCAGCATGATCTGCTACAGTAAGAGTCGTGTCTGCGGTTAAACTAACTACATTAGCATTACCTGCTGAAATAAATCCTGCTAGTGACTGGATAGGACCAGAGAATGTTGATTTTGCCATAATTTCCTCCTCGGAAATAAGTTCTACCGTCTTGGCTTGTCTGCTAGGTCAGTCTGTAGAACAAGTTAATAAATCCTAGAACTAAATCATATACTTTATTTACAAAAAAAGAAAGGGAGCCGAAGCTCCCTTAGAAAATTGTAGTTGAGTTGGAAACGCTACAATAAATCGTTCCTATTAAGCACCTTGAGAACCGAATACGGCTCTAAAGTTTGAGTATCCGAATGAATATCTCTCTCTAGCTTTATATCTCATATTACCAGTATCGAAATCACCTTCTAATGCAGTTTGCATTGGAGATCTTTCAAAATACTTAAAGCCGTCAGGACAGTCGGTTTTAATGAAATAAGCATCTGTATCTGTTAGATAGTTATTAACTACATAACCCTGTGGCAACATTCCCATGTTGTTTACAGCGTTGATGTCGTTATCTGAAGTACCAACTCTACCTGGAGAGTTAAGTAGTCTATCTGCAACAAATACCAACTGTGGTGGAACAATAAGTTTCATTCCCTGAAGCGCTATATTAAGACCTCTATCATCTGTAAATGTAGAAATACTAATAAGATTATCTTCAAGAGATGTCTCATTTAAGTCAGCCATAGTTGTAGCTCTGTTTGCTAGTGAGCCACCGCCGCCTAGTGGATGATCTGTTGCAATCAAAGTTTTACCATCACCGCCAGTAACACTAAACGCATTGTTTAGTACCGCTGCTGCTTTGATTTGCTTTGTATTTGCCATAGATCTAGCTAGTGCTTTGGTATATCTTGCGCCAAGTCTGTCATAAAGATTATCCTCAATAGCCTCTTCTGTAAGAGCAAAAGCTAAAGCCACTGTCTCGTGGGTATAACGTGAAGTGTAGCCTTCGTTAGCGTTATCGAATCTGACTCCGCTACCTTCTGCTTTTACTTCAGCATTACCAAACCCTACGATTAGAGTTTCTTCTTCAAATGCTCTATCTGAAGATTCACTTTCGTAAATCTCTAAATGTTGAGCCTCGTAACGAGAATATTCCATACCGAATAAGGCGTTCAAACCAGGCTCTAATTCTTTCGCTAATTGCGCTCTATTTATTGCCATTTATTTATACTCCTGTTGGGTCGATATAGAAGTGCTCATTAAACTTGACTATTACATTCACGTTTGCTGAACCTGTTGTGCTGTTATCTGGATCTGTACTAAAGCCCATAATTCTAAAAGTCGCAGTAGTTGCGGCTGTTGTTCCTGACAATTCCATAGCTGACATACCAGTTTTGGTAGAGCCAGATGTATAGGATATATCAGCGTTCAAACCGACATCAGTTTGAGCTGGAGAACCTGCACTTTGAATCTCAAATACAGCGTGTGGGTCATCATGCACGAATGCAACAATATCAGACGAAACTGTGCCATCGGGGAAATGTGAGCTAAAAACAACTTCTCCTGAAGAGTTTGTAAACTTACAGCCTCTAAACACACCTAATGCTTCATCACCAGCAGCAGCTACTAAAATAGTACCAGCATTGGTCATTTTTACTAGGTCGCCTGAAAAAATGTTCCCGGATGCACCTGAAGCGATCTCGTATTCAGTTGTACCGTTAGAAGTAGGTCCTGAACCAAGTGCGCCAACAAGTCTTGCACCAAATGGGGCATTCTTATTTGCCATAATAAATCACCTATATATTTAAAATGTATATTTAGCGATCAACTTCGTTGACCACCGCCAAAAGTTACTTTGCTTTTTCTCTCTGGATTTAAAATCGGAGAGTTTGGATCTGATTCTCTTAGAAGATCATTATCAACGGCTTCTTGCTGTGTTGATGCACGGTTTTGAAAGTAGGAGTTTCTCTCTTCCCGTGTTTCATTAGGAATCTTAGCCAATAGCAAACCACCAACTGATACTACGCCTGCATGTTTACCGTTATCTATAGTAGGAAGTTCAAAGTCTGGTAACTCTTCAGAACGCACTAGGTCGAAACCTTCACGCATTCTTGATGTCACATTCTTTTTATCTTCCGCACCTACGAGTTCGGCACGTATCCACCTGTAAGTATAACCTTCAGGCGCAGGAGGAGTGTCCAACATTGATGGTGGGCTCCAAGGTTTGCGAGCTTCATTACTAGCTCGAGTGTCGGCAGAACGAGAAGTTCTGTTTTGTTTGTCAGTATTATCTGTCATATTTATTACCTTTTAACATATTTTGCGTACTCTTTCAAAGGTACGTTTAATTTTTTTGCCATAGCTACTTCGCTAGGAGACAACTTTACTTGTTTCTTACCAGCTTTCCCTACAGACCTGTTAGCCGAAGCTACCTTTTGTTGAGGTCTCGGTTTTACCGCTACGT